AGCGTATATAAAGAAGCAATTCTGCTGAGCTTTTTAATACTACTTTGGCTTTTAATGCACATTAAAAATTGCATTTACATTGAAAGCATATGCAATTAGCATTCATCAGCTTGGTTTAGCCATTGCCGCATCTCTTTGACATTCATTGCAATCTTGAGAATATTCACAATGGCGATCAATTCCTCATTGGTTCTAAGTCCGAGCTTCAGATAAGCATCTGCCAGCGGGTCATAGTCAATGGATGGGACTTCGTAATCCTCTTTGCATTCTAAGCAATGGTAATACTTTAAGTGAACTGTAACAGGCTTATCATTGACCAATATCTCGTCATCGCATTCAACGAGCCATTGCTCTGTGATAGCTTCACAATTGGGGCAAAACGCTTTGAATGTATCGGTTGCGGTCATAAATAAATTATAACATGATAATTAGGATTATAATAATTACGATATCCTAAGCCGATGGTGGGATTTGCACCCGCGTTGCCCTGTTTACGATGCGGGCGACTTCTAAAAACATCGGCGTGGCAATATGTTAGCATAATTGCTAACTTGTTGCAATGGTGCTTGTTTTGTGGTAAAATGAGGCGTGGATGTAAGTTAATATGGGCGCGTATAAAAATCGGATAATTGGGAGCGGTGAAGAATCGCTGGATAATATTCTGTTTAACCCGCGCAACTGGCGGATTCACCCGTTAAGCCAGCAGGACGCGCTAAAAGGCGTGCTGGAAGAGGTCGGCTGGGTGCAGGAAGTAATTATCAACAAGCGCACCGGTAATTTGATTGACGGGCATTTGCGTTGTCAATTAGCTGCGCGTGAGGGTAATAAAACCATCCCAGTGCTGTATGTGGATATTGACGAGGCAGAAGAGGAGCTGGTGCTTGCTACGCTTGACCCTATTGCGGGAATGGCGGCAACGGATAAGGCAAAGTTGGATAGGTTGTTTCAGGACATAAATTCTGACAATGAGAATGTGCAGAAGTTGATTAGTGAGATTGCGGAAAAAGAAAAATTGGATTATAGTAATTCCAACGCGAAGGAAGAAGCGCGTAAGACGCTTGCTGAGCGGTTTATCGTACCACCTTTTAGCGTGTTAGATGCGCGGCAGGGGTACTGGCAGGAACGTAAACGCGCGTGGATTGCGCTGGGTATTCAAAGCGAGTTAGGGCGTGGGGAGTGTATCACCTGGACAGGTGATACCATAACCGAGCCGGGCTTGAATTATTATCGCAATCGTAAGAATAGCACGTTGGGGGCTGTTGCTTCAAACGAAAAAGGCGAAAATGGGATACTTGCCAGGACTGGCAAGTATGGCAATAATAACGGCTTGCTTGGAATTTCCAAAGGCAACGCAAGCGAACAAAGCGGAACGTCAATATTTGACCCTGTTTTGTGCGAGTTGGCTTATCGCTGGTGGTGTCCGACAAACGGGCACGTGCTTGACCCGTTTGCGGGAGGCTCAGTACGTGGCATTGTGGCGGCTATGCTTGGCTGCCAGTACACGGGCATTGATCTATCCGCAAGGCAGATTGAGGCTAACAGGCAGCAGGCTGATGAATTGCTTACCGACAATAAACCAACGTGGATTGTTGGTGATAGTAAGAATATTAGTACGCTTGCGCCTGGTGAGTACGATTTTATCTTCTCATGTCCGCCTTATGCTGATTTAGAAGTTTATAGCGACGATCCAAACGACCTGTCAAACATGGCTTATCCAGATTTCAAAAGCGTATACCACGAGATTATTTATAGCGCAGTATCTATGCTAAAAGACAACCGCTTTGCATGCTTTGTGGTAGGCGATGTGCGTGACAAAAAAGGCTTTTATCGCAACTTTCCGGCGCATACGATAGAGGCGTTTCAAGATGCAGGCATGACGCTTTATAACGAGGCGGTGCTGGTTACGGCTGTTGGCTCGTTGCCTATTCGTGTTAGCAAGCAGTTCGGTGGCTATCGTAAATTAGGTAAAACACATCAGAATGTGCTTATATTTTATAAGGGCGACCCCAAAGCAATCAAAACGTGGGGCGATGTTGAGTGCGGCGATATTGAGGACGAGTCGGCAGATTAGAGATTTAGATGGGATATAAATACTCTAATAAAAGCATAATTGATGCGGTCAATTCAGTAAACGGAATGGTCTATCTTGCAGCGCGCAAAATAGGCTGTAATCCGCAAACGATTTACAATCGCATGAATAAAGTGCCAGCCATTCGTGAGGCGGTAGAAAACGCGCGGGGCGAACTTGTGGATATATCAGAGCAAAAACTCCGGGCGGCTGTTATAAATGGCGAACCCTGGGCGGTCGCGATGGTACTTAAAACACTTGGCAAATCTCGTGGCTATGTAGAGCGTCAGGAAGTAACAGGCGCTGACGGTGGTGCGATTATTGTAGATTGGGATAGCATTGATAACAACCAAGATTAACGCTAAACCGCATGCAGGGCAACTTGAGGTGCATAATTCAGATGCGCGCTTCAAGGTGCTGAGTGCTGGGCGCAGGTGGGGCAAGACGCGCTTGGGTGTGAATGAATGCTTGGATGTGGCAGCGCAAGGCGGGCGGGCTTGGTGGGTCAGCCCGAGTTATAAGACCAGTGAGGTAGGCTGGCGTCCATTGCGGCAAATTGTGTGCAAGATACCGGGCGCTGAGATACGGCTGGTTGACCGAGTGGTGAACTTTCCGGGCGGTGGCTTCGTGGCGGTAAGGTCAGCGGATAATCCAGACTCATTGCGCGGTGAAGGTCTGGATTTTGTTGTAATGGATGAATGCGCGTTTATGCAGAAGGAAGCGTGGACTGAGGCTATAAGACCAGCGCTATCGGACAGGCAGGGCAAAGTGCTGTTCATCTCTACTCCGAAGGGGCGCAATTGGCTTTGGGAAATTTATCAGCGTGGGGTAAGCGGAGAAGAAGGCTGGCAATCGTGGACATTTCCAACCGCTAACAATCCATTTATCGCTAAGGAAGAAATAGAGGCGGCTAAGCGGGATTTGCCTGAGATGATATTCAGGCAGGAATATTTAGCAGAGTTTATTGACGATGCTGGCGGCGTATTCAGGCGGGTACAAGAGGCTGCTGTTTTAGAGCCAAAAGAGTATGAGGAAGGCAAGCAGTATATTGCAGGCGTTGACGTTGCGGCTTCGGTTGACTTTACTGTTGTATCGGTGCTGGACGCGGAATCAAAAGACCAAGTTTATCTCGATCGGTTCAACCGCGTGGATTATCCAGTGCTAATAGACCGGTTAGAAGCTGTATATCGCCGCTATCATTTGACTTCGATGGTGGTTGAGAGTAACAGCATCGGCAGACCAGTCATTGACGAGTTAGTAACGCGTGGCTTAAACATTGTACCTTTTACGACCACTTCGGCAACGAAGCAATCCATTATTCAGAATTTACAAGCGGCATTTGAAAACGGGCAAATCAGGATTATTAATAATCCCATTCTCATCGGTGAACTATTGAGCTTTGAGAGCAAGCGCAATGCATCGGGCGGATTTAGTTATTCTGCACCGGACGGGATGAATGATGACTGTGTGATGAGCTTAGCAATTGCGTGGTATGGTGTGAACAGCGGTGGTACAATATTGTGGTTAGAGGAATAGCGGAGGCGGGATGGCGGACACTTACAAGACGATAACAAACGTTCCCGGATGGGTTGAGGTGCTCACCAGTGATGGCGTGCCAGACTCCGTTGCGACATTGTATAAACGCGTGCCGATATTCTTTAGGGCAGTGCAGCTCAGGTGCGATGCGCTTGCGAGCGTTCCGGTGAAAATCTACAAGGGCGAAGATAAAGAAGTCGAGTGGCCTTATCCGACCAAATTAGGCGAATTATTATGGCGCTGGGAAGCCTCATGCTTATTATCAGGTGCAGCGTTTGGTGAAATTATCACTAACAAGACCGGTTATCGCAAAGACGTGAGATACCGAAATCCGTTTGACATGACGGTAAAGTATGATAAGGGTATTATCACATTCAAGCAGAATAGCAGCGGGGCAAGCTGGGCTAACGACTTGAACACTGGCAAGTACGAGATGGTTTACATCAGCGAGTATGACCCGTCACAGGATATATTGCCGGGCGTAGGTGCTGGGATTGCTTCCAAGATAGATGCGAAGCTGTTGTATGCGATAGGCAAATTCCCTGAGATGTATTTTGAGGGCGGGGCGATGCCGGTCACGCTATTGGGCATTGACACGAATGACAGGAACGAAATTGAGCGCGTTCAGAATTGGTTCAAAAGGTCAGCAACCGCAATTAAGAACGCTTTTCGTGTTGTAGGAATGCGGGCAGGTTCAATTACAGCTACCACTCTCACGCCGCCGCTGAAAGACTTAGCATTCACAGAGCTGGATAAAATAGCCAAAGATAATATTGCAATGGCTTTTGGTATAAAGCAGACGCTGCTGGATAGTGAGGCGGCTAACTATGCAACCGCACAGGAAGACCGCTTATCGTTTTATGAGGACACCATCAAGCCAAGAGCACGGATGTTTGAGGATGCTCTGAATACGCAGTTACTTGCTCGTGATGGTATGCGGCTGGAATTCAAATTTGAGGAACTGGACATATTCCAAGAGGATGAAGTGGATAGAGCTGAGCTGCTGAATAAGCTGGTGCTTGCCGGAATACCGATTGAGCTTGCATTGGATTTGGC